GTAGAAATAATCTCCAGGTAATCCGATTGTGGGGAGTTCCTTGAGACAGTTCTTTGGGTCTGAGCACCAGATGATGTTGTCTGGAGCAGAAGTGGGATTAACGCTAGTGACGATAAGGTCAGCGTTTTTAAGTGGGAACTTCTCTGCGTCGCTAAGGCTCGTATCGAGCATGAACTGAAGCATGAAGTTAGAGCGTCCCATTGACGCTTCACGTTCAAGTAAGTCATCATCTTGGAATCGGTCAGGGTCTGTTACGTCCCAGGGTTTAGCTCCACGATCAATATCAGTTTGAAGTTCAGGAGCTATAACGCCTTCGTAGTTAGTCATCTTGCGTGGAACACGTGCAGGCCACACGAGTGGTCTGTAGTTACGCTCAGCTAACTTTTTGTAGATAGTAAATGTGGTCTGGGGAGTACCCAGATACATGATGCGGGAGTCATCCTTTGGAGTAAGGATTGATTCAGCCTCTGTGCAGAGTTGAAGCAGTTTCTCCCTCATCATTTCTGTCATTGAGTTACCGGGTACTTCGATGTCGTCAAGGATCATTAGATCCGCACGACTACCGGTCAACTGTCCAGTAATACCAACGGATTTAACGGAAGGTGCTTGGCTTGGTGAGCAGTTGACATCGAAACTGATACGTGACCAACGTGCATCGTCAGACTTAGGTTGTAAGTGACAAAGCCAAGGTGTTTCAATAATTAGCTTCTGAAGGAAGATAGACATGTTGTCGGCTCTCTCTTTAGAGGCCGAGATGATCATGATCTTCTTTTCAGGGTTATTAAAAAGCGTCCACAGAACGAAGGCTCCTGTAATCCAGCTTTTTCCCACTCCACGGAAAGCCTGAATTTGAAGACGCTTAGGTCCAGACTGAAGATATTCTGCGATTGCATATTGAGCTTTTGTTGGTTCTGGTAGGTCTAGCTGTCCCCACAAAGCTTGTAGAAACAGCTTAAAATCAGCCTGTAAGGCCGTTAAAACGTCTGTCATATGTATATGTATAGGGGTGGTATTTCAACGGGCTTATTTGAGCGCGTAGGAGCCAGCCAGGGCAGCGGCAGTGCCTATACCATTCCAAATCACTTTACCTGCTCTGATATAAAACATTGCATCTTGCACTGTCTTATGAGTAGGTTCGTTAGCCCTGGTGTAGTCAATTAGTTGGTCAACATAGTTGCCATTTCCATTACTTCCATTGCCTCCATTTTTCGGAGGACTACCATTGCTGTGGCTATGACCGTTATCACCGTTCGTACCATTTTCACCATTGGTTTCCATCACTTGAGGTGCGGTATAACCTCCACCTTGAGGTGCGGTAACTGACGGACCTGGTTGTTCAGAAGTATCGAAACCTGGAGAGACTGGAGGTACATAACGAGTCTGACCACGAGTAGTGACTAGTGATCCCTTATTTTCCTGCGGAAAAACGGTCGTAGGTTGGGAAAGGTCCTCTCCAACAACAATTAGATTTGAGTTTCTAGCAGAAGGAGACTGTCCTAAGGCTTCTCGACCACCAAGATAAGTTTGCAAATCTTCCGATTGCTGGTTTTTTTCAACATTAGCTTGTGGTGAAAGAGGCTGTAAATTATTAGGGTCATCACCTAAAGAATAACCAGCATTCCGAAGTCTTTGTAGAGCAGCTTGTACGTCACCACCAGCCGCTTCTAAGGCTTCAAGTTGCCTACCAATAAAAGCAATTTCATTGAAGTGATCAACCTCTAGTCCATCTGCTCTGGTTTCATCCTTAATACGTCTGGATTCTGCCAACTGTTGTGGACTTAGTTGGCCTGTTTGTATCCGTCGTCGTTTTTGATAGAGTCTGTTGCGTGCTTCATGAGCAGTTCGATTACGTTGTTTTACCCCACCTAATCCATCAGACGTAATAAATATACGTTGACTGTTTTTTATTGGAAAGCCTAAACGGCCAACAATTTGTTGTGGTGTAATACCCGGAACGGTTTGCTTAAGAATACGAGCTGCTTTTCGATAATTAGCCCAGCTTAATTCAGTGGGTCGTATAGCCATTAAAAAAGCGCCCCTTTCGGAGCGCGGTATTATTTACTTGCCGTTAGGCACAGGTTGTTAACGATTGAACCGATTACGTGAGCCTCTGTTCTTCTTCTTCTTGGGAATACTTAGAGTTGCACGAACACGTCTGTTACCAGTAGGACGACTACGTCCACCACCTTTGTATTGCTTAGGCTTCATAGCCTCAGCGGATGAATCCTTACGGCGTTGAGCATCAGAAGGACCTACACCGTCAAATGATTTCTTTCTCTTATCTGCTTCAGCCATAGCTTTTGGAGAAGCTGCCTTAGCACGTTTAGCCTTTTCTTCAGCGGATAGTTTGCTACCTAACGAAGCACCATTTTTGGTTTGATTAGGTCGTGATGGGGTTTGCTTCTTAGGTGTTGCAGCTTTAGGTGCTGAAGGTCTTGGTTTGGGGTTAGCAGGAGTGTCCCCAGCCTTGATCATTGCGTCATACTGAGCAAAGATCTTTTTCTGAGCTGGTGTTGGTTTTGTAAGTTTCTTTCTGTTTGCCTTAGCAAAAGCAAACATTGCAGGTGACAGTTTTTTATTAGACTTAGCCAACTGATTAGTATTTGAAGACGATGCGTATCTCATGGTTAATTAATGTGTGACGAAATAAGTGATTCTCGAAGTAGATTCTTTCCAAATTGGTCTCTCATCCACGAGCGCCAATGGTGGCTTCCTTTATCCTGATTACATCTGGTACATGCTGGTACGACATTCGTATTGACATCTTCGCCCCCAAGAGAACGAGGATGTACATGGTCCAAAGTAAGTTCGTGTAATTCATAAGTCTCTCCGCAATAAACGCATGTGCAGCCAAAGTGTTCTTTAATACTGCGCCTCCATAGGCGCTTGGCTTCAGAGGATGTCATGGTTATTAGGTTGTAAAGATAGTGATCAGGAGTTGGAAGTAAGGGGGTCATTTGCGGCTGCGGTTACGTGCACGGTTTTTTGAAGCTTTCTCCATAAAGACAGTTCCGTCTTTCTTGTGAGAGACATCTTTGCCGTCACCGTTGCCATAGGTACCCTTCTGTCGGTTAATACGCTTGAGTTCAACTCTGCGATTAACCTCTGTCTTTTTCTTGTTGTATTTACGCTGGTAAGCACGTTTGATGTTTAAAGATCTACGGTTACCGGCGTAGTGAGCTGTAGAGTTACCGGACTGTTGAGCCATAAAGTCGTTTCTGTACCATTTCAGGATCAATCTCAGGCATTACCTGAGCGAGCTTCGAGAGTGGGTTACCGTCGTAGGCCACACCACTAATGTCATTTGTTTTAAGCCAGTCACAAGCTGCTTTTAAGTCTTGAGTAGTTGCATCACCAGATTTGATTCGGGCAAGAAACTCCTTAGTAACTAAATTATGCAGTTCATTAAACTGGTCTTCTGTTGCTTTTTTCTTAGTCATCAGACGTTGTAGCCTTTTCGTTGTCCAGGCAAACGTGCTTGTTTAATAGTAGGAGCGTAGCCAAGACCAGGGTAGTATTTAACGTTAGTCTTGCTTGTAGGTTTTTTAGGATTACGAATGCTAGGTGCATTCTTTGGAAACTTTGGCATATTAGGAATTCCTAAGTACTATTTGATCTAGTTTTCCTTCGATACGTATCATGTGATCTTCCATACGGTCGATCATTGATTTGAGTTCTGTTTTAGAAACGTAGTCCTGAGCAACAGTCAGTTCTACGCCGTCAATACGACGATCAAGACCGCTAATACGATCGTGTACGTTATTAATTCGTTGGTGTAGTCTGTTGTTCAGTGTTGCTCCCGCTGCTACTACTGCTATCGAGAGCGTTACTATTGCTTCTATCATTTAAGGATACAATTGGTATGATGTCGTGACATAAAACCTCAACACGACTACCAGGTCTAAAAGTAAAACCAGATTTCATAATCTCTGTACATTTCAGTGCACGAACCATTTCGTAGTTGAGACGCATCTTCTGTTCGTGTCGTCTAGCAATCTCTTTGCACTGCTCAATCATGCCACCATCAAGTGGAAACATAAAGTTGATCTGTGCTCCGTAATTGTTAGACCGAACATAACCATCAGCTTCGTAAGGAATAGTATCGTTGCCCATATAAAACGGACTAAATGTCATCGTAGACCCGTTACAAGAATTATTAGGGCCAAAAACTTGACGCGATGGAGCACCATTATTTTGAAATTGTACAGCCTGGTTAGTAACATTTCCTGTTGCGGCTGCAACTGGATTTGATGTCACTGTGTCTCCATCAGATTCACTTGCAAAAACTGGTGTTATTGCGAGAAGATAGAGAGCGATGTAGTAGTAGAAGTTGAATTGATTGTTTCTTGAATGTCGATTGTTTCGACAATGCCTGCTGGGCGTGTCGTAACTTCTAGCGACCAAGGATCGCCAGCAGTAGTTACTGAAAATGTTGTATTTTCTCCAGCAATGTCTGAGCTGGGTGTGACGTTTGAACCACTCCATGATGTATGAGCACCACCAAAAATTTCTTGTTCAATAGTGCGATCAATATCAATCGTGGTGGTGGTAGTCGATGACATAGACCCCTGAGTGAACTGTGGGGTAACACTTTGGGCAGAAACTGGAGCAGCTAATAGAATTAACATTAATAGCTTCTTCATTCCTTTTTTTCTCGTGTAATTGAAAAAGTTGCGAGAGTGCCGCTCAGGATTGACGCGACATAAGTGGGATCCATCTTTTCCATCCATCCTGCATAACTTGCTGTTAAGAGTCCGGCGGACCAGACGAGGACGATGAACTTGATGAACTCACCCTTTTTGTGATCTTTGTCCATGCCTGTTTAAGTATTGGTTTCATTGCAGTTACAGTCCATTTAAAGACTGCTGTTGCTGTAAGGGTGGCTGCAACAGACACGGTGGCTGTAGTACCAGCCGTGACAAGTATTTCGTTAGACGGGAGAGGCATCGTGACATCCGTAAATGGAATGTCTATCTCTCGTGTGTCTTTAGGTATGGGTATGTCCGGTAGTTTTACCGGGGGAGGTTTGGGTTTAGGTTGTTCTTTGTCGGACTCTGTAGTTCCTTTAACACCCGGAGGTGGTCTTAGGTCACTAGGAGGTACCACAAGCGGCTTGTAATAAGGTAATTCCGCTCGTGGTATGTCTAGTACTGGACGTGGTAATGACAATGCCTCAGGGAGCCGTATATACGGAAGTACAGGTGGCTCACCCAAGTCCATTAGTCCAGAGGCTTAGCAGGGAATAGACCATTACGGATAAAATCCACAGCTTTATCATCTACATCGTTATCAGTAGATTCAGCTAGTTTGGTCAGCATATCTACGATGAGTAGCTTGACCTTTTGGGATTGAAGAAAAGAAAAGAGAATTGGACGGATAAGTGTAATCATGATTAGCTCCAGGGTGTACCGCTGGCTTTAGTTGGTGTTTTTTGTTCGTCGAGTTGTGCCTGCAATGCAGCTTCAACTTCAGTTACTTTTTCAGCAGTTAGCTGTGATTTAACCCAGCCGACCACAACTTCTTCAGTGAGGTCAGCATAAGCAACCAATGTTTCAGGTTTCTCAAACCCGATAGAACCGTATGCACCTGCTTTATAGGTTTCGTCAGATGCTTCTACAGTGTAGTGAGCAGTAAATACGTAACCGTCTGCGGTTTCACGCTCAAGTTGTGAGAT